CATGATTCGGCCGCAGACGATAGTCGTTACATCTCAATACTCGATTGATCAGATCTTCGAAGATGATCAGACCAGAGACGCCTTAAATAGAAGATTCGCCAGCGAAAAAATCATTTAAGTAAAATCGGACTTTGTACAAGCAAATGCCAAAAAAACGTAGTAGAAGTTATCGCTCACGATCGCGTAGCAGTAAACGCAGACGCATGCCAAAACGCAAAGTTAGGTTTAGAACTAGAGCGCGCTCCAAGCCTGTCTCTAAATTGGGTCGCACGAAGCGAGTAACCCAACAAGTCAAAGAGCAAACGATTAGCGCCAGCAATTCGGCTACCATAACATATGGAGTTGAATTGTTCAATCAAGCGCAAGCTTACAGTGGGAACGAAGTGAACCATCGAACCACATCAAAAGTGTGGGCGAAAGGATTTCATATCAGAGGAGCATTTGTCAACACTGCTTCTCAGGAAATGATGGTCCGGATAGCTGTAGTATCTGCGAAAGCAGGAATCGCAGCTTCGACGTTTACGGCAAACAATCCGGCTATTCTTGGAGTCAATGAGTCAACGGCGACTGACGAGAAAGAGGACACAGTGATGTCCGCTCAAAACGCACAGAACTTACACAGTTTACTGCTGAAGTTTGATAACGAGTTTATCTCGAAAGTGCACTGGCAACGCCAGTTTCTGTTGGGACCGGCCGGAGGTAACGGTGCCTTAACTGCCGTTAGGCAGTTTCAGAAATATGTTCCCATCAACAGATGGCAACGCCATGAAGTGGCAGATGGAAGTGGAGTCCGGAACGGACGAATCTTTCTACTAGCGTACGCGGTAGACCCGACCAACGATACAGCATCAACTCTATCAGTTGAAATGACGTATGTCGCAGACTCAATCTGGCAAGATTCAGTCAACTAAAATAAAAAAGTTAGAAAAAAAAGTTAGGGAAAAAGTTAGGAAAAAAGGGAAACTTTATTCTAAGCGCAAAGCGCGATTGGCGCAATGAATTTGAAGCCACCAAAGATCCAGCTCTCTTCGCCTGGGTAGAGGATATACACACGATGCCAGCCTGGTTCTTCCCAAATCGGCTCATACTTGTATTGAGTTGATTGACACTCGTTCTCGAGGCACAAAAGCACGTCCAATTCCATGTCGCTCCAGTCGCTCATTTTTCTAAATGAACGCAGGAGTGAGGAGAAGGTTCTTATGGAATTGGCGGGGCCCCGCCAAAAACCCGTTGGGGCCCCTTTAGGGGGGGTTAGGTGGGGTAGGCGATTGCATAAGAATCGCCGACGAAACTCCGAGGCTCATTTTGAAAATGAGTGAGTGGTGCGTCATGTAATTGACGTACGCTTGCCCGCCAAAAAGTGCAGCAAAGCAAAAAGTGAGAGGATTTATGATCATGGGGTCTGTGTATATTATTACCACAGACCTAGTGATCAGATCATTTTGCAAAAATGGTCAAACGTGCAAGAGGTTATTGTTTCACAATCAATAACTATTCTCCTTTGGATGTAGTAGAGGTCAAGGACCTAGAAGCTTCGTGTCGCTATATGATATATGGATATGAAGTAGGTGCGCAAGGGACTCCTCACATACAAGGGTACGTGTACTTTGATACACTAAAATCCTTGAAACAGGTGTCAAGGATGTTAAAGCGTGCGAACATACAGGCCGCACGTGGAACCGCTGAGGAGAACAGGACATACTGTTCGAAAGAAGGAAACTTCGAAGAAGTTGGTGAAATGCCATTGAGCAACAAGCGAAAAGGCGCAGCAGAAGCGGAGCGATGGAAAGCTGCCAAACAAGCTGCCCTGGAAGGGCGCATAGAAGATATTGATGATGATATTTATATCAGATATTATCGTACTCTGAAAGAAATCAAGAAAGATCATATGGTGAAGCCAGATGATATGGGCGACGTAACAGGAATCTGGTACTATGGCGAAGCCGGAGCAGGAAAGAGTCGAAAGGCTCGGGAGGTATTCCCCAACTCGTACATGAAGATGTGCAACAAGTGGTGGGATGGATACCAAGGGGAGGAAACAGTCATCATTGATGACCTGGATCCCAATCACAAAGTGTTGGGACATCATCTCAAGATATGGTCCGACCGATATGCCTTCCTGGCAGAAACCAAAGGGGGCGCAATCATGATTCGGCCGCAGACGATAGTCGTTACATCTCAATACTCGATTGATCAGATCTTCGAAGATGATCAGACCAGAGACGCCTTAAATAGAAGATTCGC